TGATGCTGAGTACGTAGGCAAGTCCGCTGTACAGGCAATTATTCAGGCTGGCGAAACCTTCAACCTTAACTGCCCACTAGATGGTGAGTATCGTATCGGTAGTAACTGGGCCGAAACGCATTAGCACAATCTACAAAAGTGTGGTATAATATTACCTGTTAAATTAACTGGAGTTAATTATGAGTGAAGCAAACGTAAACCTTAAGTGCCAACTGTACTGGCCTAACCTGACCATGAAGAACCAGCTTGCCAACAAGTACACTGTTGACTTAGCTTTGTTGTCAGACGAGGCAGTAACGGCACTTGAAGACATGGGCCTGAAGGTAAACAACAAGGGCGACGAGCGTGGTTACTACATCACGTGTAAGTCAAACAACAAGTACCGTGCATTCAAGCCTGACGGTGAAGAGCTATTGATCAGAGGGCGTACACCTCTCGATGACGAAGACGATCCTGACATGGGCGTTGTCGTTGCCAATGGCTCAGAGGCTAAGTGTCTTGTTGGTTTCTATGACTGGGAGTACATGAAGAAGAAGGGTCGCTCACCTACCCTACGTCGCATGGTTATCTCTAACGTCGTGGAATATGAGCCTGAGATGAATCTTGAGGAAGCCGTGTGATACTCATCGACGGTGACATGCTTGTCTATCGTGTAGGCTTTGCCTGTGACGAGGAACCAGAGAAGATAGCAATCCAAACTATGGCTAACTACATCTCTGAGATAGTCTCTGATCTGTCTGAGCATTACAACGATTACAGGCTGTACCTTACTGGCAGCAGCAACTTCAGAAACGAGGTTGCTGTTTCTCAGCCTTACAAAGGTAGCCGTCCATCACGTAAGCCTGTGCACAAAGACTTACTCCGTGAGTACATGCTCGATGCATGGAAAGCGGAACTCTCTGACAACATGGAGGCTGATGACTGTATAGCTATCAAGTCTACTGAGTTAGAACACAAGTCTATTATCTGTTCTCTTGACAAAGACTTTTTGCAGATACCCACTAAGATATATGACTACACCAAGAAGGTCATGAAGGAAGTTGATGAGCGCTCTGCTACAGAGTGGCTGTATCGTCAAGCCTTGATGGGTGACAGGGTAGACAACATCGCAGGGGTACACGGCATAGGTCCAAAGAAAGCAGAGAAAGCACTAGCAGACTGGACAACAGAGAGGGAACTGTATGAGCGGTGTCTTAAGTTATACGAAGACAATGAACTCAACGCTGATCGACTCTATGAAAGCCTTCAGCTTCTATACCTTCTTCGATCTACCGATGATCGTTATAGGATACCTGATGAAGTTTGATAGTAACTTAGAAAAGAAACTCTATGCACAGATGAAGAGTTGTACTTATCATCCTGCAGAGAGGATTAGTTACATCATACCTAAGATGTACGAACCTGACTTCTGTTATAACAGCAACGGATGGATGACGTACATAGAGGTAAAAGGCAGATTCAGAACTAGAGAGGAGGCGCGTAAATACGTAGAAGTACGTAAGGCGCTAGGTAAATATGAAGATCTTGTGTTTGTATTTCAGAATCCTAACACACCTATGCCAGGATCGAGGCGACGTAAAGATGGTAGTCGTTACCGTATGAGAGACTGGGCAGAGAAAAACGGATTCGATTGGTATACACCAAGCACTCTACCAAAGGAGTGGCTATGACTAGGCACTTAGTAATACCTGATACACAAGTTAAACCTGACAGTAACTTTGACCACCTGTACTGGGCTGGTCGTTATGCTGCAGCAACTAAACCCGACGTTATCATTCATCTGGGGGATCACTGGGACATGCCAAGTCTCAGTAGCTACGACGTTGGGAAGAAGTCGTTCGAGGGTAGGCGTTATGTCAACGACATCGAGGCAGGTAACGAGGCAATGGCACGGTTCCTAGAACCTATCGAGGCAGAGCGTAAACGTCTGCGTAAAGGCAAACGCAGATTGTGGAAGCCTCGCATGGTGTTTCTTCTAGGCAACCACGAGTACAGAATAGAACGGGCTATTGAAGCAGACTCTAAGCTAGATGGACTGATGTCATACAATGACTTCTATCTTGATAGCTGGGAGGTTGTTCCGTTCTTACAGCCCATCATCATTGATGGTATTGCCTACTGTCATTACTTCACTAGCGGTGTAATGGGTCGTCCTGTTACTACTGCAAAGCTCATGTTGCAGAAAAAGTTTATGTCATGTATCATGGGACATGTTCAGGATAGGGATATAGCCTATGCAAGAAAAGCAGACGGAAGTAATATTACTGGTTTGTTCGCTGGCATTTTTTATACTCATTCTGAAGATTATCTAAACCCTCAGACTAACGGTAGCTGGTCGGGAATCTGGATGCTCAATGAAGTAGACGACGGGTCATTCGACGAACTGCCTATCAGTATCAATTACCTCAGGAGAAAGTATGGATGACGTTCGACGAGTTGTTAGAGCACGTTGCCGAACATTACGATGAGGTAACAATCATGGAAGCATTAGAGATCACAGCAGAAGATCTAGTAGAAAGATTTGCAGATCGTGTGCTGGAGAAGGTCTATAAGTTTAAGGAGATGGAATGAGTATTGACGATGCAACCCCAGCAGAGTGGGACGGTATCTCCATATTGAAAAAGCCAAAGGCAGACCCTGTAGACAAACCAGATCATTACAACAAGGGCGCTGTTGAAGCAATAGAAGCAATCAAAGCATCTATGCCAGAGCATGAGTTCAAGGGTTACTTGAAAGGTAATGCACTGAAGTATCTATGGCGGTATGATTACAAAGGGAAGCCAGTAGAAGACTTACGTAAGTGTCGCTGGTACATTGACAGACTGATTAAGGAATTGATTTAATGGATGCATATCAACAATACATTCACAAATCACGGTACGCTAGGTATCTACCAGATGAGCAACGCCGTGAGACGTGGGAAGAAACAATCGACAGATACCTAAACTTTTGGATTGAAAAAGGTAAGCTTACTCTGGAAGAAGCTAATGATATCTTTGCAGATATTCATGATCTAAACGTAATGCCTTCAATGCGGGCGCTGATGACTGCAGGTGAAGCACTAGACCGTGACAACGTAGCTGGCTTCAACTGTTCCTACATGCCTATTGATCATCCTAAGGCATTTGACGAAATGATGTACGTATTGATGTGCGGTACAGGCGTAGGCTTTAGTGTTGAACGTCAATACGTATCTAAACTACCAGAAGTAGCAGAGGAATTCCATGACACCGATACCGTTATACACGTCGCTGACAGCAAAATTGGATGGGCTAAAGCCTACAGAGAACTTATTAGCTTGCTCTATTCGGGTCAGCTTCCAAAGTGGGACGTATCTGGAGTACGACCTGCAGGGGCAGCCCTTAAAACTTTTGGAGGTAGAGCGTCTGGTGCGGAGCCTCTTGTTGACCTCTTTAAATTTACCACAGAGGTCTTTAGGGAGGCTGCTGGACGTAAGCTTTCCTCCATCGAGTGTCACGATATCTGCTGTAAGATTGCACAAATCGTTGTCGTCGGCGGAGTTAGGAGAAGTGCTCTTATCAGTCTCAGTAATCTCACTGACGACCGAATCAGACGATGCAAGTCAGGACAGTGGTGGCAAGACAACCCCCAACGAGGACTAGCAAATAACAGCGCATGTTACACAGAGAAGCCAGACTTTGAGGCATTTCTAGATGAATGGAAAAGTTTATACGAGTCCCGATCAGGAGAGCGAGGTATGTTCTCTAGAGTCGCAAGTCAAAAGCAAGCTGCAAAGAACGAGCGACGAGATGCTACCTATGATTTTGGAACTAATCCATGTAGCGAGATCATCCTACGGCCTTACCAATTCTGCAATCTATCAGAAGTTGTTGTCAGGGCATCCGATACGTTGTCAGACCTCAAACGAAAAGTTCGTGTTGCGACTATCCTTGGAACTCTACAGGCTACCTTAACTGACTTCCGTTACCTGCGTAAAGTATGGAAAAACAACACAGAGGACGAGGCATTACTAGGAGTATCACTTACTGGTATCATGGATCACGCTGTCCTCTCAGGGAGACGAGACCGT